CCCCAAGAGAACTCATTTTAACACCCTTAATTCCAAGAAAAGACATCATAGCCTTCTCAATTTTTTCCTCTGCATCTTCCAACCTAAGTAACAGTATTTTATTGCCTTTTACATTGTAGATTTTATAACCTTTTTTATGTGGAAAAGAATCCTTATATATATCAAATCCTAATATTCCAAACAATTCTTCCTTAAACCATTTATCTGCATAATTAACATCGTATCGACTTATAAAATCTTTTTGTATTTCTTTTGCAGACATATATTCAGGTCTTTTAGAAGTCCACCTTCTAATCCTTTGAAAAAAAGCCGATAAGTTTCTTGCCATAGCATCCCTTACTAAAACAACAATCTTATAATTGCTTTCTTTATTTTTAAGCTTTTTTAAAATTTTTGCATTTGGCGTAGGAAATTCAGCTTTAGGCTCAATGTTTGTTATCCAATGTAAATGTTCTGTTTTATAATTTTTTTCTTCCAATGAGAATTTAACGCTCTGTGAGCCCACTTTTCCCATCTGATATATTAGAATAAAATTACAACTATCCATTATTTCTTTTTGCTTAACTTTTTAGTCTTTTTTTTGACTGTTTTCTTTACCTCAACATAAGGAGATAAATTCTTTCTACCTTGAATTTTAGTCCATCTGCCTGATGAAATCAAAGCATCAATAGTTTTTTTATCGTTTTCTTTGTATTGCTTAACATTATTATTTAAATCTTTTAACCAAACAAAACTCATAATTTACTCCTATTTAATTAAAGGGGGCAGATAAGCTACCCCCTTTAGATTAACAACTATAACTCATTCTAAGGATTAGTTAAATTTAATCCCATTGTATGACCTGATTCGTCAATTAACTTAGCACCATATATCATATCAGCAACTACCTTAGTTCCTAAATATTCAACATCATATTGTGCTTGAACTCTAACATCTTGCTGTGCAGCAAAAACACACGCTTCAGGTGGATAAACAGCCCCTACAACAGTTCCATCCGCAGTAGCAGAAGCTATAGAACGACCATAGAAAACATTCATTCCATAAACTAAGCCAACAGCACCTGTTCTAAGCTCTGTACCATCCCCACCTGCATCTTTTCTTATAAAATAAGAAGCAACACCTGATGAAGGGTTCATAAAGTCAGCTAAACATTGATTATTTAAAACCATTGAACAAGTATTAGGATCAATATCTTGCCCATACAAACTTGATAGAACAGCCTCTAATGTGTCTGCATTAAATGAATTATCTGCATTTACATCTACTGTTGTTTGAAAGCCATCAAGCTCTGCCCAAAGATCATCTTCAACTTTTCTTGCTAAAGATTCTCCAAACATTCTTGTATACTTTGACACCAATTCAGAGTTTGCTTGAATTAATGCAATATCCTCAAAGATATTAGCAAGATACTTATGCTTATTAATAGATAGATCAATCTTTCCTTCAGTTCCTGCGGCAGAAAAAGTTACTGCTGTTGAAGCAGATTTGTCATTTGTTCCATCCATTTGTATTTTTGGTATGTGGACAGTATCACCTGCATTCCTTACCAATGCTGAATAATCTTCCACAGAACCTCTTAGTTTTAAACTAGCTTCAAAGTATTTATAAATAGGTTCAGCCCACAATTCAGGTATAAAATTTGCACCTGTGGTTGTATCCAAATATGCCATTTGTTTCTCCTTTGCGTAATAACGCTTTTAAGTCTTATTGTTTCTTGATATAGCGTTTCTTACTATATCACCCCAACTATTCCTAAGCTCATCAGGACTTAATTTAGTCCAATCCTCTGGAGGCTTTTGATTTCCAACTGCTCCACGAGCTTCAGGTTCAGAAGAGGATGGGGTAGTTAAATTAGCTACCATAAACTCTAAGACATCTATATCTTTATTTTTAAATTTATCTCGCTGGTTTTCGGGAAGTTTATTTAGAAGTGTTTCTTTACGCTTACTTACCAAATCTTCATACATTGGTTTGTATGGAGCAAGATCTTTGTTCTGAGCTTCAGACTTTTCATACAAAGATTTCCACTCTTCTTGTTTTTTTAGTTCGGCATTAGCTTTTTCTTCAATCTGTTTCATTAATTTAGCTTCACGAGCTTCAGCTTCTTGTGCCCTTTTGCGGTACTTTTTGCTTTCTGCAATAACCTCGGCATCGGGCGAAACCTGAGATTCAGCCTGTGTAGTAACATTCTCTACTGATTCATTTACTACTTGTTTCTCTTCGGACATACTGCCCTCCATTTTTATTAAAAAAAATTAAAAAATGCAAATTCTTGCATAATTTATATCCTTAAGTTAAATTAACTTAGCTGAAGTTGCAAACTTTTTTGCATTAATTGCTAAAAAAATGGAAAATAATGTACACGATTTTAAAAAAGAATGGTTTAAGTTTCAGGGATACAGCCCTCACTTAGGTCAACGCAAATTACATTTTCCAAAAAAAGGTTCAGCTAAGTTTTTTGTTATAGTTTGTGGACGAGGATATGGTAAAACATACTCATCAGCCAAAGAAGCATCTTTTGTTGCTTCCCTACCTAACAAGAAGGTAGCTCTTATCGGATTGTCTTATAAAAAATCCAAGCTACTGTTTGATGAAGTATGGAGAACGATGGTTATCCCAAATAAAAACGATGTAGTTAAAGCATCAGAAAAAGATCAGTATGTTCGTTTTAAATGGGGATCAACTATTGAAGGATTGTCCGCAGATAACCCTGACTCACTAGTAGGAGATGAATATGACCTTGCAATATTGGATGAAGCCGCAAAGATGAAGGAATCTGTTTGGGATATGTATGTTTCACCAGCAGTTGGACGAAGAAATGGAAAAGCTATATTCATAACCACCCCACAAGGATTTAATTGGGTATATGATAAGTTTTTACTAGGGAAAAAAGATCCAAACTGGGAATCACATCAAGCTCCTGCATGGGAAAACTACCATGCTTATCCTGATGGATTAACTAATTCAGTTATACTTGAAAGAAAAAGAAATATGAGTAAAGAAGTGTTTGCTCAGGAATATGGAGCTCAATTTACATCTTTTGCAGGCAGGACTTATCCATTTGATAGAAATTTAGATATGGGCGATTATCCTTACAATCCAAATTGGGAAACTTACTGTTCAATTGACTTCGGTTACCGTATGCCCGCTGTTGGCTGGTTTCAAACTTATAAAGTTGGAGGAATAACTCATATTAATATGATAGACGAAATTTTACATGAACAAGATGTAAAGACTGATGAGCTTATCAACCTTATTAAAGAAAAAAAGTATAATACAGTTAAATATTATGGAGATCCTGCTGGTACACAAGCTCAAGGACAGTCTGGGTTGGGAGATATAGAGATTTTTAGAAGAAATGGAATAATAGTAAACTGGGTGAGAGATAAAATTTCTAAAAACAAGGCAAACGGTGAGAGCCATGTTAGAAGTTTTATAGAAAGTGCAGATGGAACAAGAAGGTTTCATTTAAATAAAAATTGTGAGGGAATGGCAGAAGATTTAGAATCATTAAGATATCCAGAAACCAAAAGTGGTGACTTAAAGCCAGAATCTTTAAAAGATGGCTACCATGACCATGGTGGAGATATGATTCGTTTCTTCTTTGTCAATAGATTTCCAATTAAGAATCAAAAATTAAACATAAGGAAAAGGTGATGGTTGATTATATTTCTGAAACGCTGAAAAACT